ATGATTTCCACACAGACGAGGAATAACCCGATGTAAGCTAGCCATTTAATAAACGCTAGCCTTCTCATAGTTAGTCCGCCTCCTTAGCGGACTTTTCTTTTTTAAAAGTTTTCTCAAACATCCCAGATACATATCCGGGATGTTTATCCTCCATGTAACACAGGAGGATTATTATACCAAATCCTCCTGTTAATATCAGCAGCACCGTTATAAAAAGTGCTGCTAACATCGAATTTGTGATGGTTTTAAGGGTCCACCACAGCCCCTTTACAAATTTGACCATAATTTGGCCTCCTTTCATTGATGGCCGGACCATTCCGGCGCACAATAAGGTGTGAAAAAACTTGATTGCTAAAATATAAAAGCTATAGCAGCCGAAGCTGCTATAGCCGTGTCAATCTCACCTAGATCTTGCCGATCTTGATGAGATCTTTTCCGAGATCCCTGAAAAATGGATCTGCGGAAGTGTCAATCAGCTTCCGGTAGAATATAATTCCTGCTACCGAAAGTACTCCGCCAAGTATGTACTTTTTAGTACATGCTTTGGCTTCCTTTAATTTTTCTTCACGCTCAAGGAGCGTGTTATATATTTCTAACAGCTCCTTGTACCTTTTCGTACGAGTTGACGTTTCCGCCATCTCGTCCTTTACTCGCTGAATTTCCTCAGCGAGTTCTATTTCATTATTGCGTATGAGGGTCGCCACCCTTTCTTTTAAGGTCATAAGCTTTACCTCCTTTGACCCAAACTATGCGGACCTGTTTCCGCGCATAATAAGGTGTGAAAAAATATAAAAAGCTATAGGACACGAAGTCCTATAGCCTATATTCAGTTGTGACCCGAATCTTACGATTCGGTCGACTCTTCATCTGAAGAGTCACTGGGCTGTTCCTTGTTTTCAAGGAACAGAGTTGCCGACTTGTCAAAGCCGGCAGCCTCGCCGCCCTTAAAGGCGGCAAGAATCGCCAATCCTGCGCCGCCTACTGCGGCAGCGCCGATCGCTATCTTTTTGAGTAAGCCCTTTTTCTCGGGCTTCTCTACCTCCTCCTTCTTCTTAGGAGAAGGCTTTGCCTTCTTCGTCGAAGGCTTTTTAGTCTTCGACGTTGCCTGCTTCTTCGCAGGCTGCTTGTTTGTATTCTGCTTCTTTGTAGAAGCAGAAGTTGTGTTTGCAGTTGCAGTTGCCATTTTCTTGTTTGCCATAATTCGGCCTCCTATAATATTAATGGCGGAACCTGTTTTCCGCGCATAATAAGAAGTGAAAAAAGTTGGGTAAAAAATATAAAAGATGAAAGAGACCATCATAACGTCTCATCAGATATACTTTTTAGGTATATGGATCAGGTTTTTCTAGTTGACCTGGATCCAAGCCGTCAGTAAATTTTTTAAATCTTCACTTATTTCAGTGAAGATTAAAAAAGGTTTTATTGTTACTTCTGATGCCATAATTTGGCCTCCTTTCGTTTATCAGATGTGTGAAAAAATATAATAAATGAAAAAGCCATAGGACACGAAGTCCTATGAACTATATTCAATTTTCAATTTTCAATGGTGTCTAAAGAATCTTAAGACACCTTTCATAAACTTGTAGCCCACTATTACGCAGGCTACATCTACTATTATGGGTGCTAAGACCCATAAAAACGGCAGTATTAATATCACTACTGCCAATATTATAATGGCTCCTATAAGGGCCATTATCACTTTTATGAGGTTAACCATAATAGAACCCCTCCTTTCGCTTTATAAGAAGTGAAAAAAATATAATGAATGAAAAAGCCATAGGACACGAAGTCCTATGACCGATATTAAATTTTCAATGGTTTTCAAAGGATTTGAAATATCCTTTGAATGAGTCTTCCGACACATCGTTTTTGTCCTCATTATAAAATGAGGACCTTACGATCTCGTCCCCATAAGTTTCGATCCATGAGTTGTCCTCAAAGATCAATTTGTTTATTATAATTCCTTCCCACTTATGTGGGAAGGTTTTGCATGCTTCGGCTATTGTCGCCGGAGCATAAGTAAACATTAAATCACCAAAAATTTGTTCAGCTATTGTTTTAGCCATAATAATTCTCCTTTCTCTATTGGATAGACCTGTTTCTATCCTCATTATAAGGAGTGAAAAAAAAAATAAGAGCTAAATATTAGCTCCTATAAAAGTTGGTAAAAAAAAAATAATGGGGTGAATCTCGGCTCACCCCGGGCCCTTGCTGACCCCCAAGCAAGTAGGGCTACTGATCCGCAGTAGCACGACCAGGTATTCTTCTTCGATAACCTGGATAAGCCAGGGCCTCATCGTATCATAACAATACGCAATATATCCCAATATAATACGTGAAAAAAGTTGGTTAAATATAAAACAGCATACTAATAGTGTTATATCCAGCTATACCGTCCGTAGACAGTCCATTCTTTCCCTGGAAAGATATAACAGCTTTTCTTGTTTTAGGTCCATATAACCCATCTACTGAACCATCATAATATCCAAGCTCTTTTAATCTGTTTTGAACCCACTTAACAGTTTCGCCAGTAGATCCAATTACCCAATGCTCTTCAGAACATTTAGCTTGAAGATTAATGCTTTTTCTAACAGATTGCGTTTTGGGACCATCTATGCCATCTTCTACAAGTTTTGGCTTAGAATATCCATCAGAATTAGCTGCTTTTTGGAAGTTTAATACATTAATATTTTTAACCGGTTTTTGACTGTTTGTGATTGAGTTTTCTGAAGAATATAATTCGGCAGATTCGTACATTTCATCCATATCAACATTTCCTGATATCCCTGGAACAGATCCTTTAGATGAAAACTGCCAAATATCAACCAGCATCTTTTTATCTTCTGGCAAATCAGTTACAATGCTCTTAGTGTTTTTACTATACCAAGAAGCATACCAAATTCTTAGCTGCGGTATATACTTTTTGATAGTATCCACATCGAAATGATTACGCCAATAATCCTCATTCAAATATAAACAAGGTATATAACCAGCGTTTTGCACTTCGTCTAAAAATGCTATTGCCATGCTAGTTGACATCTTTTTAGAAATATCAACTCCATGTTTTCTTCCATAATTGACTGAATCGTATTCGAAATCATATGCAATTATACAATTTTTCCAATACTTCTTTGCGTGATTTACAGCTGCAACGCCTTCTTTACGAGCCATCTCAGTATTGAGGGCATAACTAAACCAGTATATGCCCCCTTTAATACCAAGATTTGCCATAGCCAAGGCGTTGTCATGAAATTTTCTATCTGTGTTATTCTGACCATATCCAGCACGTAATATAATTCTTTCTATTTTACCTTCATCTCTAACAGCTTTAAAATTAATATTACCCTGATGAGCAGAAATATCAATAGCTTTCATGACATCACCTCCTTTAATTTTTAAGACAGAATCCTATGTATAAATCCGTACCATTATTTGCGTAAGGATTTGGATAGAAATTATGTGTGCTTCTTTGCGATAAAATATAATCATCTCCGAAACCATGCTGTTCATAATCGGAAGCGCCTATCCAATATGTCATAAGTCTATGCAATACAGTGTTGCCGGAACTTACAGGTTTTGATGTTCTTGTGACTATTGAACATCCTCCTGAAGACATATTTGATAAATCGGGTTCCCATACGGTATATGCTGTTCCTGATTCATAATTCGTGAAATTAGGATCTTGTTCATAATCCCATGTCCAAGACTGGTCGTTATACAAATGAGAAGTGTCTATATGATCAATACTTCCTGTTAAGTGACTTATTTCGCGCATAGATGGAAGCCAAATCTTACAAGATACTTCCTGTTCAGTTGAGAAATGCTCTTGTTCGTCAGGCGGGGCATCTTTATTAGCTACGCCATATGTAGGTTTACTAACCTCTGCTATAGAATTTCTCAAATCTTCCGGTAAAACCTTCCACAAATATCCATCAAGAAACATTTTTAATATTCCGTTTCTATATCCTCCAACGCCAAAATTAGTGTTGATGACCATAGGTATTGTGCCTGTGCCAGGATACTCGGGGTCATCATAATGATCCCAAGGTACAAAGAATCCATATCCACCAGCAGTTCCTAAATAATTCATTCTTAATGGAGTTGTGGCTAAGAATGTTTGAGGAGCGTCGGCGACTTTCATCATATTTATTACGCCTATAGTAGATATTTCTTTTTCTTTAACTCTACATTCCCAAAATACGTTATGATTAGACGTTCTTGATACATCGGACTTTAGCACTGTTAATGGCATGGCTACAGTATTTGTAAGAACTAAAGGAACTATTTCTCCAATATTTACAGCACCAGCATTTGTTATTATTTCACTCCAATCAGTAGATCCTCCGATAGCAGAAGTATACTGAGCTTTGCATTTCATGTCATAAGTAACATTATAAGGTTGAGGGTTCCATCCATTAAATACTTTGCCACTAACTTCAGGAGGGGTAGGAGCACTAGCTAAATCTATGCTTCCACCATACGGAACACCACCAACCGATCCAAGTGTTTGACCGTTTCTATCTAAGAATGTAACAGTGAAAGTTTTAGTCGTGGGATCGACAGGGTCTATCGGCTGATCAGGAAGCATATACTCATTGCTAAAATATAAACGCTTTACAGCAACTGCTCCTACCCATGCTGCATCCCAATACGTTCCTTTTTCATCTTGAGCTGTCGTTTCAGCTACAGCCTCGTCAAATATAGTATCGTCTTCATACCTTCTGTTAACATCTACAACTATCTTATTCCAATACGTGTTCTCGTCAAGTTCCGTTTCGGCGTCGTATTCTCCATTTTGAGTATTGTCATCGACAACTTTTGTAGCATACTTGTATTCTGTAGGATCTGATCCATCAAGAGATTCTACATTTACTGTAACCTTCTTCCACGCTTCGCCATTATCTGCAGTATATGTATATACGCCAGTGTTTTTAATAGCTGGTGTATTATACGATTTAAGAGTTATTGCTCCGTCAGCGTTAATAGCTTCCATACACTTGACAATGGCGTCTCTAACAGCTTCACCACTTTGAGCGGTTTTAATAGCGTCTAAATATGATTGTATATCAGCCATTATTACCTCCTTCACTTTCATCTTTTATGTGTTTAATGTTTTCTTTGTGAGATGCTTCTAATGTTTCAATACATGTTATTAAGCGTTCTCTAAGCTCTTCGCCATCACTAGCTGATTGAAAATATCTCATATGGAATCTCCAAACAGGATCAGTATTATACATAAATATCAATCCTCCTTTAAAATTGATAGTCTGTTTTAATAGTGTATAACAGTGCTGCGTTTCCATTAGCTGGAACAACCAAACTGCTACCTAAAACTGTTCTATCTATTAAGAAATATTTGTTAGAGGTTCCGCTTCCACCAGCCGTGCTCCCTCCATTGCAACGGCCGATGTAACCTATTTCGTTTATAGTAATATCAGACGACGTAGTATTGGTCAAAACCATATTGAATGTAAAATATGGTTTTGTTCCGTCCATTCCTTTCGATACTGTCTTTCCGGATAATGTTAAACCACTTGTTATAGTTGATTCCAAATTAATATCGATATCGGATTCTGTGCTAGATCCACTTCCAACGTGAAATCCTTCTTGCCACGTATTAAGTCTTAAATCTGTGCTAACATTTGGAGGATAGTCAGCTCCTGATGGATAAAAAATTTCAGGATTTCCAGAATTTTGCTGTATACCAGTTATTGGTGTATCAAAACAGTAATTATTACTTAATTGCCTTCCAAATGAGGCTAGCATTATTTTAACAATTTGCTTGTACCATTTTGTTACCATTAATTCACCTCCGATTCAAATATCAAATTCTCTATTACCAAATTCGATATGGCTTCGCGTTGAACAATATTTGTTTGTTCAGCATGGTTATAATACGATATAGTATCTCCACTTCCTCCGCCTCCATCGATGGCTAATATACCATCTACCACATCAGCAAGGGCATGACTAGCGGGTGTTGACCCCTTGCTGACACAAGCGTCGTAAATATCATCAACACCATCCTGGAAATTTGATTGAAGAGTTGAAACTGCATCATCTAATTCTGTTTTTGTAGAATATGATGATAATCTCGAATCTAATTCCGTTCTAGTAACGTAATTTCTTGTATCTGGAGATAAACCTATAACAAAACCGCATAATGGTCCACAACACAACAGCGCGTCTGTGGATAGTAAAAAGTTTTGACCAGTATCAGCTTTAGAATATCCAACAGTATCATTACAATAGTATGCATATATACCATAATCATAATCTACAACATAAGAACCATATATAATATTATGTGACGTTACCGATGGAGTTCCAGCATCTGTATTAGCATCTCCGATTCTTATATTAGTACGATTATCATCGTATTCGTTTAATATAGAATCCATATACGACGCACGACCATAACTGTTATAAATTAATACATTTTCGTCACTACGTAAATATAAATTAGTACCTCCCATATGCTGCTCGCCAATTCCAAATAATATCACTAAAAAAGAACCACTTGAATAATTTGAAAATAAATCTTTAATGTACGTACCGTTACCCCAAGCACCTCTATTACATATTCTACTTATCAAATTGAATTCTGTAGTAACTTTATTGAAATTTGAGATTTTTTGTATCCATATAGCAACTGGTACATTTAATCTATATTGTATATAATAATAACTTTTTGATTGATCATAGTACGTATCATTTGATCTGAAATAGTGTTTATTAACGTTGTCGTATTCGTACAAATATTGATTATACGGATTGGTTATGGTATCTGAATATAAACTCATACCTGGTTCTTTATAAGTAAAGGTTATTATAGAACCAGCTTTTAAAAAATATAAACGAAGTAAACAGCTTAATGTTTCATCGTTTGATATATAAGTCTTTGAGTCTAAACCAGAACATGAAATATCATAACCATTTTCTATAGGTTCTATTATGGTATACTGACGATCCTTTTCTATATTCATAGTTGCAGCGTAATATCCATCTTCTGTTATTGTAACAGTAGTTGTACATATAAGGTCTTCCTCATGCCAATGATCAGATGTATGATCTTTCCTGACAATAGTCCAGTACACAGTATCTAATTTAAAGTCATTTTCTATATTTATTTTAGCAATTTTATTCTCAACCACAGAAGTTCCATCAACTTGAACGTCTATAACCGGTGGTTCTGGTATTTGAATTTTAGCAATCTTTCCATCAACTACAGAAGTTCCGTCAACTTGTACGTCCGTAACCGGTATGGAAATCTGAGCTATCTTATTTCCATCTACAACATTTGAACCGTCAACATTCACCCCAAGTACTGGCACATTCACAATTGCAGTTTTGGTATTATCTACTACAGACGTACCATTTACTTTAACATCTTTAACACTCGGGTTTCCGGATATGGTAACTTCTCCGTTTTCGTCAGTAGACACTGTTATGTTGTCGCCTTGTTTAATTTTAACCTTAGCTATTTTGTTTTTCATAACAGATTTATTGTTGACTGTTACCTTTTTAACAGGAATATCAATAGAAGCGCCACCTCCGCTTCCTCCAGTACCTGCTCCTCCGCTTGTTCCGCCATTTCCACCAGCTGTTCTTGTGGATCCACCGTGATGTTTAACAATATCACTTAATTCTCTTTTTGGAGCCGTACCAATAGTCAATTGTTTTACACCTGACGATAAATCGAGTGACATTTTGTATATAGGTAATTCTTTTACAAAATTGTGAGGCGCAGATGTTACTTGTACAAGACTTCCTAATCTAAAAGCACCAAATACTGCATAATCATCCAAATAATGCAAATCGGCAGCTTCGCATTCTATGGTTGGAATATCTGTGTTTTTTTCTAATAACCATTTTTTGGCTCTTCTCCAAAGTTCTCCTTTGCTTGAAGCGTCACTCCATTCCTTTTGCTGAACGACCCTCCCGTATAATTCCAACCCAGGTCTATAATATATCTCGTCTGAATGTTCTTCATGTACAACACCGTCTTCGTCTTTATCCTGATAATCCGTTATCATAAGATCATCTTCGCCAGTAGGTATTAATACTGTGCAAATATCAGCGCCATTTAAGTCTTGAGAAATGTCTAAAAGATTAAGCCCAAATTGTATAGGCTGATCACCGGAATAGGGCATTTCTTTTACCCAATCCAAATATCTTACATAAACACCTTCCTCAAATTCTTTTCGAAGTATAAAATATCCACCATTTGTATCAAGCACCATCGATTGAAGACAATCAGCTGTTGTGTTAAAATTTAAATCTCTATATACTTCAGAATCTGGATCTAAATCTGGATCTATATTGCCTAAAAATATCTTTCTATTATCAGGCACTTCCGAATTATGTGCTTTAAGTAAATAATTAAGAAACCACCTCATAGTGTGAGTGGAGGAAGGCTCTATCTCTTTAGGTCTCTGTATAGAGTCGTTAAAATATGATAGAGCTCCTTCACATGTCACTACTTTTTGGTTATTCCAATCTCTGTTTATCTCAAGCGGCCTACCAAACCAAATAATTTTGTTTTCTTCCCATACCTCTATTTCATCTTTAAAAATATCAAGCTGATCCCAGTTTAAATTATTTGGTGGTATTGTAAAGGTTAACGAACCTGCAGAATTAAGCTCCATTTCCAATTGAGGATCCAGTATTGCTTGATCTTCTGTAGGACCGTATAATTCTATTGATTCGTTTAAAACGATTCGATACATCATAATATTCCGCCCCTTTCGTAGTCAACCCTAATGGTTCCATTGCCAACAAAAAATAACGCGTTTCTACCAGGTGTAAGAGTAAAATAATTTGATCCAGCTTGTAAATCAACCTTTATGTTGTCGTATCCCTCTGTTCCGTTTACTAACAGCTCATACAATCCAGGTTCTCCAAGATCGTGATGTGTACAAGGATACAGTTTCATAGGTGCGGAGCATATTATGTTAGCTACTACAGACTTATCCATATCATTGTGAATATCCTTATAGACCTCTCCAAAAACATTGAAGGGACCAAAACGTATCTTTGTACCAAACAAGTCATTCCATTTCCAAGAAGGAGTTGTGGTTTTGTTTATAGGATACTTGTATGGTTCCAAATTGTATGAAAGGGTTACTGATGAATAATCTCTAGTTCCGAAATTTCCAGATACAGTTATTCTTCCTTTCCAATAATATTCAGGATCATCTGTAAGAACTATTTTGTTGAATTTCTTACCGTGTAATCTTGTTAAAATATCACTATAAACTTGATGCCATTTCCAGACATTATCTATAATGAATTCCCAAGAACCCGTACGATTTGCATAGTTTACCCGGCCGGTAAGGGCCTCTGTATAATCCAGAGACCCGTCGGCGCCAGGAACGTCTACATACGATTCTTTTATTTGAGGAGCATTAACAAATGGTCTAGATCTAGGAGCCATAGCCCAGGTGTTCCAAGTGTTTAAGTTTAAACCATCTGGATCAAAAGTTATGGAATGCCAAGCAGTTTTTCTTTCTGGATCATCTGGATTCATAGCATAATTGAAATCGCCCATTGTTTAATACCTCCCTCTTGTGTTTTTGACAATACGATTTCCAAGAGCACTATCTACATCAGGTATAATCTGCCCGACAAGTGCTTTACTATTCATAACAACTCTAAGATGAGTCATAGACTCCTGAAGATTTGAAATATCAGTGCGTAAATTAACTAATTCGGTAACGACGTCGTCGTTATTAAGATTCTCGATAGCTTCTGCGATTCTCTGTTCAGTTCTAGGATCGTCTTTAGACGTAGGAGTAAGATTTCTAATATTAGTTCCTATGTTAAATCCATTATTAGCATCTAACCAAGACTGAATATCATTGTATCCCTGATCTAAAGCTGTTAAATCGAATACAGGACGAATAGTAGGAACATATTCGTCTAATGATTCGGCGTTAGATACTGAATTGTATATCGCATCACGCATAGAATTTAAAATATCATCGGCTGTTCTATCCATTTCTGAACTTGCTGCGTCCCCACCGGTTATAAAACCTTTTGCGAGACCTCCTATAGCAAATTCTCCAAATTCTGCAAACAGCCTAGAAGGAGAATGTATCTCCCATTTTGAAGGAATTATGTTGGCTATGCTATCTATCATTCTTGAGATAATAGAATAAGCTGTGGGAAAGACATTCTTGAATCCATTTACTATTCCTGTTATAGCATTACTTCCATAAGTCTTTAACTTATCAGGATTCAGGTTATTATTAACACTTTCTATAACTTTTCTAGCCAATTCCGCACCTGCTTTACCGATTCTAGTCATGGATACGATACTTGTCATACCCTGAGCAAGACCTAAAGCTAAGTATTCGCCAGATTCCATAGTCTTTCTAGAAGGAGAATGTATTTCCAATTCATCATTCAAAGAATCCAAAGATGTATCTGCAAGATTAATCATTGCTTCCTGAGATTCTTTTGTACTAACGCCTTTTGCAAATCCTAATGAAGCGTTATAACCAGCTTCCTTATAAGAATCTACTATTTTATTAGTGGCGTAATCAGGAAGTTTAGCTGCTGCAGAATATCTTCTATTAGCTTCAGCTATCTGAGACTGAGTCATCATTGTAAACGATTTTACTGTATCCATCCCTTCAGGTCCAAGATCCTTAAGCTCGTTTAACAACCCCTCAGATAATCCCATGGCTGCTAATCTCGAAATATTCTGAGTCCATTCTCCAATTCTTCTTGCGTTTTCCTGCATATTATATAGAATGTCTTCCGGATTCATTATTTCGCTTTCTTTTACATCTTGCCATAAACCTTTTATAGCTGATGTAACAGAATCTTTAATTGAACCTGTAAATTCGTCAAATTTAGCTTTAGCGTCATCCACACTATCAGAAGTGCTTTCCATTATATCACCATAATTTTCGAAAGCATTCATATTTTCCGTCAACGCAGAAGTTTGTTCTTTTATGCTGTCGGTACTTTCCTCTATACCAAGGTATTCAAAAGCTCTTTTCTTAACTTCTTCTGTATCACCGGAAAGCATTTTCTTTACGGAAATCATTTTATCATATGCTTCTTTTTGATCTTCGGCATATGATTGTAAACTCTCAGCACCTTCTTTTTCCCATCTATATTGAAATCCGGTTTTTCCTTTTGACTGATCGAATGCGGTTTGATTTAATATTATCTTTTCATTGCCATACTTTATCCACCAATCAACTTCGTTAACAAAATCTTCTCCTAACTTATTTCCAGCAGTTTTTCCCATCATTCCGGCTACATCTTTTAAGTCGTTGCCAAAATCACCTAATGCTGAAACGTCGTCTAAACCCATACTTTGTGCAGCGGAACCAATAGCATCAGCTATTTTAGACGTCAAACTAGCAGTATCTTCTACAACTTTTTCTGTATCAGATTCTACTTGTTCTCTAGTTCTAGCTGTTGTTTTAACTACACCAGATTGAGCAGATTCTGCTGTTTTCTGAGCTGCTTTTTCAAGTCTTTCGTTGTTTGATACTATACTACCTACTATCTCGTTACTCCCATTTTGAATGTCGTCGAGTATTTCTAAGTGCTTCATATTAAATTCGGGTCCGAGATACTTCAAATACTCCTCAGGCATACCTATGGAACGAGCATATGAATACCAATATTCTTTATTAACTTCTATACCAGCATTCATTTCGTCAGCCATGGAATGATTAATGTCTTTTATATAATCAACCCATTCAGTACCTTGCAAAGCTCTAGTATAAATTTTCGTTCCGTCATATACAGTCTTTGATAAAGTTGCTGGTATCGTTTGAATTTCTCCGTTAATACCATATACAATTTTATCGGTATTCTTTTTGGCTTCTTCTAAACCATGTATTATTAAATGACCGCTCTCATCAAAAAGTTCATTGTATAATTCATCTAATCTTTCCTGATTAAATGGGCTAACGGATCCCCATACCATAATTCGTTGACGTAAATTCATATACTCTTTAAGTTTCTTTTCGTCATAATAAATATTTTCATAACCCATTTTTTCATAGGTTTTAAGTTTTCTTTGAGCGTCTTTATCAGCTGCTAAAGCTAGTTCGTATGCTCTCTGATTTTCCTTCATTTGATTAGTACGATTTTTATCATACTTATTAAGGTACTCTTCTACAGCTTTATCTATTTCTTTAAACATACCACGTATGCAGCCAAGAATAACTGTAGATATGAGATCTCCTATAGCATATGCGAACTCTTCAACCAGTTTCATATTCTGCTCAGCGTATAACCAATCTACTATTTCTCTCATGATCTCGCCAAATACTATTAAAATATCAGGGAGTATTGCCTTAAGACCATACATAATACTTATTACAAACATAAGAACTGCTATAGCATTTTTATTAGCAATAGCAATTGCTACCATTCCTATTACCGCAACTACACCAAGCATGATCTCTACAAATATAGGCATCAAAATTTTAGCACTTTCTCTTAAAGCAGTAGCTACTTCTATTAAATTATTTTTAAACTGGCTAGCGTCCAATTGAATAGAATTAAATTCTTTAACAGATTCTACTATTTTGGATATAGCCTCTGCAAATAATAATGCACTCAAAGATAATGAAAGTATTACTGCTCCAAAGATTGCTACAACTTTCGCAGCATCACCAGCTCCAGGTAACATACTTAACGCCCCAGTAACAAGAGACATAACGTAGCATAATCCAACGACAGATAATAATAAATTTTTAGCCTTGTCTACGTCACTTTGTTTATGTTTACCAACGGTAGATGTCATTATAGATAATGCGCCTGCAATTGCTATAAAAGATGTTGACATGATTACCATAGTAGCGCTTAAAGAATAAAGAAGTTTGGACAAACCATCCAAATTTAAAGAATGTCCTGTTAAAATATTACTTGCTAAATCTATGGAATATAAAGCTAATACTATGATGGCTATAAATGCGGTTAATGATTTAAATAATGATGACAAAGCATCCACTTTTGTATTAAATTTACTAGTGCTTCCGATATCTAAATAAGCTAATAAAGCCAAGACACCAGATATGACAACTAAAATAGCTGATACAGAAAATAGCATTTCTTTAACACTACTGAGTGATTTGTCATAAGATAAACCAAATTTTTTAGACAAAGCTGCCATACCAATAACAGATGCAACCAATTCGGCAAATGTTATAGTAAACAATGTAACAACAGCTAAAACCACACCCATCATAGATCCAAAACTTGAAAAGTTATGAACTAAAATCGAAGTTAAAGCTAAACTACCAAATATAATAGCTATAAATGCACCAATTTTTACAAATGTGTTGCCAATAGCTTTTATTTTACTGTCATCTATATCTTTAATATTTTTCAATATTTCAGTTATACTAAAACTAATAGCTATTATCAACCCAGTTATAGAACCAAAAGAAAGTATTAAATATGCTATAGACCAAGGACCTATCATTCCCATAGTCGATATCATTATACTAATTCCAGATAACATGGCGACTAAAGCTAAAGAAATAGAAACAAAGAAATCTCCAGTTAATTCTAATATATCATGATTTTTTGACACTATATCGTTTATAGAATTTAATATTTTTGGTAAAAATTTACTTGTAATGGCGACGATTCCAAATATAATACCAAATATTTCAGCTAAATATATACCAGATGCTATCTTAGACATCAAATTAGGACTTGTTAAATTAATACTTGTCATCAGAGCAGTAATACTAAGTAATATTACAGAAATACCAGCGCCAATACTAAATATAAAATGAGCTGTATAATCTAAAAGTTTATCGTTAGCAGAATAAGTTGCCTCAGACATTATGTTTTTAAATTCTGTAATCATATGACTCATACTTTTTACAACTTCTGCAATTGATAATAAGTATGCTGATATATATGCCGCTGAAAGAGGTCCCACTTTTCCCATAGCAAATAACAAAGGAATCATACCTAATGTTATAAGCGAAAATGACGCAATTATTACAGTAAACAGTTTTACATATTTTTTTAAAAACTCATCACTAGTATTAGGAGGCAGAGCACCTGTTAAATCTCTAAAAGCCTGAATCATAATCTGAATGGTGTTGTTTATAAAATACGATATAGCAAGAACCTCAGTAGCGAGATAAAATATTGACATGCCACCTATTAATCCCATAACACCAGTTAAAATCGAAAAAGATGCCAAAATGATTGCGAATGAGGAAATAAGTTGTGTGATTACGTACACGTTTTTCCTAAAATTCTTACCATTTTCGATGTATCCTATAACAGCTATAGAACCAAGTATAGCTGCCATTATAAATATCATTGCGCCAATAACAGCTTTCAATGCATTTAAATTATTCGTATTAAAACTTGACACCGCATTTACTAAAGGTGCCATCGACATGATCAGTAACGATATAGATGCTATAAGACCTATTACATTTTTGTCTATTCCTTCTTTTTCTTTTTCGACTTTCTTACTTTCTTTGTTAAGCTCCCCGGAATATTTAACTAATAATGTCACTGCCATTATACATGCAGCTATAGCTATACCAGCAGACATTAGACCCCAAGGATCTCCAAAAGATAGTATTGCTATACTAGAAGCTAATGTCGCTATCATCGAAATAAGAGCAATTATAGGACCTATTTTTGCTTCTTTTGTATTACTTGATACTTCGACTAACTGCGTAGATATCCAGCTTACTAAAGCTACCAATATTCCTATTCTAGCAACTCCTTCAAAACTAGCTTTATTAGCTAATATCGAAGCTGCCGCTAACAAAGTAACAACGCCTCCTATAGCTAACAAAAGCTTAGTTAACTGTTTCATCTCACCAACAATTAATTTGTAATCGATGCCCTTGGTTCCAAACATTGAATAAAACAGTCCAAATACCAATTTATTTATTATTCTCGAAATAGCATTTACAAAGAATAAACCTTTAACTAATGTAGAAGCATTCATGGAACCCAAAATAGCAGTAGCTGTTATTAATAATATTATTGTACCATTTATAGCCGATAACATGCTTGCTAAATCTGATAAAATGCTCTTGTTACCACTAATTTTCATGATTCCCATAGCTAATACCATAAAACCAGCTATAGGCAATAACAAAAGTCCCAATTTCTTTAAACTGTTAATAACTTCGTCGTTAGTAAAAGTCGATAATAGTTTTATTAATCCCATAACAGCTAACAAGCTTATTATAAAACTAAATAAAACTTTACCTATTTTTGCGATTTTTTCGTTTTCTCCAAGTATACTGTTACTTAACAATAAAGATACAGCTACAGACAAAGCTATAGTTATTCCTACAACTGCTAATAATGCGGCTGCATACTTTTTATAATCAGAAACTGGTATTTCAGTTAATTTGATTAGTGTATTTGCTAAAATATCAATAGATATCGCAAAAGCTATAATGCCAACTGTCGCCTTTGTAACCTTAGAACCAGAGACTGATAACAACATAGATGCGCCAACCATCACCAATATTAAAGATCCCAATTCTAACATAACATCAGCAAACGCATTAATGTCTATAACGGATGAACTTAATATTTTCATAGCAAGTGACACTAGCAACAACGTTCCCGCTAATCCTACTAAATTCACTAATAATGCATTAAATTTAAGTATACTATCCATTGGAACCTTTTTAAATATAAGTTCCATACCTACAGCTAAAGCCACCATTACAGCTGTAATGGATGCAAGAGCTATAGTAGCATTTCTTAATTTTGTAGCATCTATTTCACTCAAAGTCACTAACGCTGACGTAACAGCGCTAACGACTAATACAAAACCTATAAATGTTTGAAATACTGGAGAATATTTTGCAATATTTTTTATAGCCGACTGCAAACTATCGAATATTCCGAAGAAATTAGTAGCCTTTGATACAAAAGTTGAAGACGTGTTAAGAAATTTCGTCATCGCGTTTACTAACATTATTATCGCTAAAGCAAAAGCTATTAATACTATTCTTTCAGCTGGAAGTTCTTTTAACTTAGCTGAAATTTCTTTGAATAGTTTAACAAGACTTTCTTTTATAGCATCTATAGACGATTTTAATTTATCAACTGATTCTGAAGTATCTCCTCCAGAAAAGAACGTTTTTATCAGATCAAACAAATCTTTGACTATTTTAAACAAATTTCCTATAATTGTGCCAGAATTAGCGACTGCTTCTATAAAACCAGCTAAAGAAGCCAATGTTTGTCCTATAAATTCAAATATAAATTTTACACCTATGCTTAACTTGTTGAAAGCACTTATTATGTTTTCTGTAGTAATATATGAAAATATCTTCTGAATTATTTTAAATACTAATGTTAAGGCATTTACTATAACAGTAGATAATATTTTAGCTATGGAATATAAAGATTTCATTATTGCAGAAAAAGTCGTACTATTAACGAGTTTTCCCAATAATATACCAAAAGCATCTATAATTTCTGCTACAGCATCTATAATAATAGCTAATGTGGCTGTCATTATAGATAAAACGTTTTCTAATATATTAGATTCCGTAACAATAGTTATCAATCTATCAACAAAAGGTTTTAATGCGTTTCCTAATCTAATGACAGATCCTAACAGTTTAAATAGCATTTTAGTAATTGGTAATATCACAGATTTAAATACTGCTAAACCTACGTTATAAAATACTCTTAAAACAACGAAAAGTCCTTTTACTAATTCTATAAAACCGTTAAGTGTCTGTTCTGAAGGAACCAATGAAGCCGTGAAATTCTCAAAATATTCAGCTGCGCTTTTTAATTCTTCTATTGATTTATTAGGAAAAGCTGATTTAAAAGCTTTTCCTATGGCATGGATGTACATTGCCATAATCAGAAATACATTTTGTATTCCGTTCACTATAGGCTGAAGACGTCCCATAACCATTTTATCTAATGTGTCAGTGGCCTTATCGATCCAATAACCAAACAATTTCGACCAAATTTCAGATATAGGAACTAAAACCTCTCTTATTTCTTTTATTTTAGATTTTACTTTTTGAAGAAAAGGAATCACTTTTTCTACAAAAGGATCCGTAAACAACTGACCTATTCGTGAAAGCTGAGCTTTTACGTTGGAAGTTACACCACTAAAAGTTTTATCTGCTTCTCCTGCAGCTTCGCCAAATGCTTCATACAAAGCATTTGAAAATTGATCAAAAGTTATTTCTCCTTTAGCGACCATAGCATTTATCTGTTCTTCTGTTTTTCCCATTTGCTGGGCTAAAGTAGCAGATAGGTTAAGTCCAGAAGCTGAAAACTGTCTTAATTGCATGGTCATAAGTTTTCCGTTCGAAGCTATGGTAGTAAAAATGTTACCTATGTCTTCAAACGATCTTCCTGTCATTGCAGCGGCACCAGCTATAGCTCTAAGATGATTATACATTGTCTTACTATCGGTCAACCCAGATGCCATCAACTGAGATGCAACAGCAGCTGCAGCGTCATAACCATATGCTGTACCTGTAACTGATTTGTCTATCGCATCTTTCATTTCTGCAATTAAAGTGTTAACTCTTTCTTGGCTATCTCCAACACCATCAATATTTTTGGCAAGTGCTTTCATTTGAAACATAGCTTGCTCTATTTTAAGTGTTCTAGACATACCGCCAGACTTCATCTGTCCAAAAGACATATCCCATAATCTCTTACCAAAATTCATAAAGCTTTTGGTAAGTTCAGAAATTGCTGTCATTCCAGCAACATTCATAGCATTGAACTTTACTTCTACGGCTTCAGCTCCTTTAGAAAGACCGCTAAGATCGATCTTGTTGGCAGCTTTAGCCATAGTTTCGAGACCTTTAGCCCCATCAAAATTAAGGGCCATTTTAAGCTTTTCTAATGTTGTAAGAGATGCTTGACAATTCTTTTCGAAGTCTTTGTTATTAAATTGCATCTCTACTACTCTTTTATCTATTTCTGTAGCCATTTAACCCTCCTTTTTAATATATTTTTCACCTCTTATAATGAGAAGATAAGGTTAATGCAGATTGTATTATCCGTAAAAGATCTATGATTCTTAACATTGGTGGATAATGTTCGATTTAAGGCAACGTAAAGCTGTGAAAGTCAGCGCGCCCTTTAATCTAAATATAGACGAAGCCAGATGAAGATAGGCTAGAATGGAAGCCCGAGAAGGAGGAGGGCTCATAGATGAATTAGGAACGGTTTTACAATGTTAATATCTATGGGTAGAATGGAGTGGGACCCGCGAAACCGAGTGGAAACACATAGGATTGGACTCCAATCTTCTCACGAATATATTCACACTATATAGTTTTTTACTCTCATTTTGAAGTTATTCTGTTTTCGCATTTGCTATATTAATAGTGCTCAACATCTTTTGCTTATACTGTATCGGATCTTTCTCCCTAAGTGCCATCAAACCTTTATATTGCTGATATTTCTCATAAAAATACAATTTCTTATCAGCGTTTTTGCCGCCAGCGGCTCCAAACGTAGCACCATAGAACGCCGTTTGACCAGCAGCTACTAGAAATAATGCTGGACTAATAAAGGCTGTTGGAGATGCTGCAAGCGCACCTATTATTGCACCTTTAGCTCCGTCTACAAAAGTTTTCCTACCATAATATTTTTCGAATTTTTTAGCTTCTTTAGCCATACTCTCTGGAGTTATTTTGTTAACTGATTTAAGTTCCATTGATTTATCTTTATCGAAAATTATTAAAGGTTTTTCAGCAAAGCCTTCGACTTTTACCTTATTGCCATTTGTGCTTATAAGTGTTTTAGATTGATCATTAAAATCTGCAACGGCGTTGTATCCTTCGTCCTGCAATCTCTTAAAATATTCTTTTCTTAACTTTTTGTCAGCCATTAAAACTTTATTATAATGGGCATAAGCTCTTTCTTTAAGAGTATCTATACCTTCTTTCTTGTTAGTACTTTCATGCAGCATATCGTGAACAAAATCTTCAGGGTCTTTATAAATATTGCTCTTAGTATAACCCTTTCGATCAATGAGCATTTTCTTAACTTCTTTCATTGTCATATTCCTGACATGTTCTGTGGCAACGTCTAACTGTTTGTTTATACTAGGAACCACAATATCTTCTGTTAACTGGTATTCGCTAACATATCCAAGTGGTGATTCCAATGTGAAATTTTTTCCTCCAAGTCCAATAGAACTAGCTTTATACTTAAAATTATCAAAATCCGTGAAACTAACGTAAGTATGCGTTGAGCCATCTTTACGTTTAGTATGGGATTCATCGATATCTGAAACGCGCTGAACAGTACTTCCTTTAGTTAAAATCATAGCGTCTTTATCTTTTTTGATAAGATCGCCATAGCCATAGTGTTTTTTACCAGCAGGAGTTAAAGTTCCATCTGAATTTTGATAACGACGAACACCCCATTTCATTCCTAAAACTCCGAAATGTCTTAAATCGTTTTGATGTTCATCAAAAGCAGCTTTGTATTCTAAATAATCCATATCATCACTCCTTTCTACTCTTATTTTGAAGTTTTAACCTGCTAAACCCGATCGATATAATCTCTTTGATGGCGGATAATATTCAAATTCTATTGAATGGTAACCTAATTCCGGTATACCATTATTTCCTATAAATCCATATAAGACACCATCGGGGTTAAATTCATAGGCATTTTTAGCGCTAAGAATTTCTTTTTTTAACTTATCTATATTATCTGTCCATCCATCAAAACTATCATGTTGGAATATTTCTTTATAAATATTATTTAAATGTTCTTTTTTGTTTTTATTAAAATCATCATACGACTCTTTAGATTTTTTATAACTTCCAGTATCGTCTCTATACAAAGAAAAAACGTCTCCGTTTTGTTCTTTTATAACGTAATTGTTGGAATATTTGGATTTTTTCCACCCTTCCTTTTCCAATTGTTTTTCTTCTTCAGAACTAACTTTTTCTCGTTCTAATTCTTTATTAATACGATCTCGCTTTTCTTGAGGAGTTTCTGTTCCATATTTGTTGGCTTTAGAATTAAGTGCATAGGCTTTTTTCCAAAGTTTATTAGCTTCATCATGTTTACCTTTAATATTCAATTCCGTACCTCGCCGACCTATATCAGAAGCTTTTTTTTTAATGGTATCGTATCTTCTCTTCCCGGCAGCGGTCAAAGTCCCATCCGGATTTTGATATCGTCTGACGCCCCATTTCATTCCTAAAATACCAAAATGTCTTAAATCGTTTTGATGTTCATCAAAAGCAGCTTTGTATTCTAAATAATCCATATCATCACCCCTTGGTCCCTAACCTTGCTTTTCTTTGTGCATTTAGAGCCGCGTTTCGTTTCATCAAATCAGCTTTGTTGGTCTTTTTCTTGTCGCCATATTGCTCTTCATTTTTAGCTGCACAAACTCTAATTAGTGTCAATAATTGATTGAGATGCCATTTCTGACATTCCATCGGTATCTCTAAAGCTATCATTTGCCAATAGATAACTTCAGCGGTTTGTACTTCTTTCCTACGTCTTTTGTTTTGCGGTTTTTTATCTTCAGAAAACCACGTAGCAGTCATTGAATCATTTATATATTTCAATATTTCGTTCATGGTGTCATTATCTATAGCATAATACACCATCTTGTCTACTTTCTGAGGAGAAATTGTCATACACTGTAAATAGTATACAACTTCTTCTGGTGTAGACATATTGCCTTCAACTAAAAAAGGCTTTTTGTATTTCGATTCCCATTTTTTCAAAGAGATAAGAGAATGCTCTAAAACTAATTCAGTCTCTTTTACGTTTATAAACTTATTGTTTACTTCATCGAAAAACTCTCTCGGTTTTACTGTTATTGTTATAGGCATTTCTCTTATCTCCTTCTATATATTAAGCTTCAGATCCTGCTGAACCAGGACCAGGAAGTACCTTGTATCCCATCACATCGTCAAGTGTCTTCTGAGGAGACTTCTTAATATCCTCAGCAACGTCCTGAGGAATTATAGCATTAAGAAACTCACTCATAGCCTTATCGCCACCAGAGAGAAGCTCCATAAACAGCACATCATATGCAGGATGATGCTTAAACTTTTCTACCAGTTCGGGAGACTTCATAAACTCTTCCCCATCTGCAGACTTCTCTCCATAAGCTCCAAGAACGATACTTTCGAATAATTTCACAAATTCTTCTCTATTATCGGTATCGATCATGGCTTTGATCTTTCCTTCCATGCCTGCCTTTTCAAGAAGTTCCATCTTGGTAAGCTCAGTTCTTGAAAGATTAAAATAGAAATTTTTAGTCTTCTTTTCCCCGTTGTAATTAACATAAGTTATAGGTTTGATTAACATTTTAATTTCCTCCTTTTTCTAAAAATATAACAGACCGAATCAAACATTGAGAAAAAGGGGACAAAGCTCCGTTCAATCCGGTCTGCTATAAACAAGTTTTATACTCTCATTTTGAAGTTTTTGAGAGTTTCAATCAGCCTCCAGTACTGGGGCTAAGTATGGATATAACCTCATCAGGAAGAGGAAGTCTAGCATCCTCTCCACCAGTCTCGTTCTTAACATAATAAGTCTTTGAACTATCAGCTGTTGTATCAGTTGACAATGTATAGACAGATCCGCTAAGCTCATACCATCCCTTAGATGAAGGATTATCTCCAAGAGTCTTAGAATAATAAGTCTTGAGGCTATCCACAGTAGTATCTGCAGTAAGGGTGTATACATAAGAACCCTCTTCTCCAGATCTTTCATACCATCCTTCTGTAACAGGATTCTCAGTTCCTTCAGGAGTAACTGCTGAATAGCTGTCGTAATTCACAAGAGACTGCTGAGAATACGTTATAGCGCCATCAGTACCGTAAAGAATGTTTTCGAGAGATCTAAGCTTCTCTTCATCCACCTTAGTACTGTCGATAGTTATAACAGCAGTATTCTTATATCCGTTTACAGCAACTGGAACTGAGCTGAGCTCCCAACTGAACTCGATAGCTTCAGGAGAATCATTTACAGTGCTGTAAGATCTCTCTGAAGGAGATGCGGTAAGACCATAAACAAGATGAAGCATGTATCCATGGTCGTTTGAATCCACATCATTACCAATAAGAGTTCTAACAGCAAGACCGAATGACTTACGAGCCTGCTGATAAACCTTAACACCAGGAACAGGACTTGCAGATCCATCAAGGATAGCAAATTCGTCAGGATAAGTGTAAGCAGTAATAGTAGCACCGAACTCCTCAGCAGCACGAAGAGACAGATACTTAATATTATCTGCATAAAGAGCAGTCTCATCTGCTCCAGAGGGAGACTCAGTGTAACCAGTCACACCATTCCAAGCGTATCCATTAGGATATGTACCATTGGAAGCAGCAGGATACACAACAACGTGATCTGTACCAGTTTCATAAAGATGCTGGCCAGTCTGATCCCATAAAATCTTACTCATTTTATTTTCCTCCTTAAAAGTATGTTGTATAGACATCGTGATGCAAATTATCTGCTACATAGTGTCTATCATGAGCAACAGTTAAATAATTTCTTAATTTATCCGGCAAATCCGAATCGGCATCGTCATAAATAAGGATCAATTCATATCTGTATCTATTCAAATATGGTTTATTGTTAGCATATACAGTGTCAATATGCGATCTACTGTATCTAACACAAGGATACTTCATTTTTATAGATGATGGCGGTTCGAAATACGTATTGTCATTGCCTAAGAATTCTCTTAAAATATCATCAAGCATTAATCGACGGTCCATTTGTTCCATTATACTCACCACCTATTTCTAATATAATCCTTGGTCTTTCGATAGTAGCCGATTCGACCTTCCATTTTGTTCCAAGCCACTCTACATAGAGTATATTCTGAAAGTTCTGGTAGGCAAAAGCATCCGCAAGTATCTTTATTTCGTTGTTTATGCAAATATCATCATTGACTTTATCAGCGGATTGAAGGCGACGACTTACCCTAATTATGTCACCACGATATTTCTTTTTATGTATTACTTCTTTGTGTTTACCATGGTTGACTTCTTCAGTTATAGCATATGCGACAACTCCATAAAATTTCGTTGTGGTCATGCTTTTTACCTACCTTTCCTCTCATTTTGAAGTTTTATCAGCCGCCAGTCGTCGGCATCTCGATCTCGATAACGATAGCAGACTTAGGTCTTACAAGACCACCAGAAATCCTGGTCTCTATCAGATACTTATGCTGGTTGAAGTCTATATCGAAATCTTCATAAGTATTAACCTGTCCACCACGATCAGTACCGATGTTGTAATCGGAAGGATTAACGATAATTGCTGCTACGCCATAGGTCTTGGTTGTAGAAACACCCTCGATCGTCTCGGTAACTTCCTCAGTAATACCTTCCATCACAGGAACCTCTACGATCTCGCTAACGCGGCACTTTGTAGCTAACTCGTTATCGGTCTTGTAAAGGCTATATCCATTACCATCTTCAAGAAGGAGCATCTCGGTATGCTCATCGGAAGTTGTGAACATCTTAGGATTACCAGTTCCCTTATAATCCTTACGTGACTTAATAGCAGCACGAATGATTCTCTTAGCGCGAGCAGCTTCGGTTTCGTTTGCTACATAAGGGAGACGAACCTTAATTGTAAAGAGCTCATCGTCCTTCCATATAGGTTTAATGTTCGCCTCTCTGATCTTATCATCTGAAGCGTCACTTCTGCCATCACCTACGAGAACGGCCCTAGCGATTTCCTCCTGAAGCATCATTCTCATTTCTTCACGAATCCATCCGACAACATCGAAATCGGTGATATCGATTATGTCATCACGATCGAGCTTCTGCTTCTTATAAACAGTCTGAGGTCCGAAAGATCTCTTAAGCAGTGTGAAGACTTCCTCAACCTTTTTATGACCCTTAAGATAACCTCTAGCCCTGGCCTCGTCTTCGGTAATGTCTGCAAACATCATCTTAACCCTTGCAAAAGGAGTGTGATGTATAGAACCCATAAGATGCTGAATCCAAGTCATATCTCTCTTGATAAACTCGGGAGCACCGGTAGAGATGGCCTTAGGCTCAGGGAACAACCAATTGATGTTAGCTATACCGTAAGTCTGCTCGGTTCCATCTTCATTGTGAGGATAAGCATGAGCAAGAACGCCACCATCCTCAAAACTGTGCTTAATGCCTTCCTTAAGAGATCCGTATCTCTTAGCTTCCTTAATGAGATTTATACGATCTTCAGTTGTAAGAACAGGACCGTCTACTACATACTCATCAGTATCAAAAACGTTATGCTTCATTTTTTCTTCCTCCTCATCGTCTTCTGTGTCATCTTTCTTATCTCCGCCTTCTGCTACTTCGGCAAGCATCGCATACAGAAGCGTTTTCTGATCTTCATTCATAGAATTGAAAATCTCTTCGGCAGTCTTTCCGCCGCTTTTCTCTTCGTCATCAGAATGTGCCATGTCGTCTTCCTCCATTTCATAATCGACGTCTGCGTCATCCTCATAATCTATAGCGTTTTCCATACCGTGATAAATATAAGCTTCGTCGAGATCAAGCTCTTCGATTTCTTCAGGATCCATATATCCCATAGAATGAGCTATAGTCACAGAATCGATTAATGCGCCTGGATTGGCTCCGCAAAGCACGAGACTTACTTCTCTTATGTTACCATGCATAACTGTCTTACCATTTTTGCGAAGACCGTTAGCATATATAGAAAGAGCTGTAAGATCGTCATTAGCAAGTATTTCTTTCGCTCTCTGCCCTTCTGGAGTATTGTTAAGTTTACAATGAGCGTAAATATAATCGCCCCTGTTCTCCAATATAGCATGACCGAGAACGTTACTTACTTTATCATGCTGATGATTCCACA